ATATAAGTTGTGCTGCTATTTGGGAAGCAATTTGTGTAATTGCAGATATTGATTTAGTTCCTAATTTACCACTAATATCTTTTGTTTTTTCCCAAACGGTTTTAGGTCTTATTGTATTTAGGAATTCGTGTCCATAAAAAGTAATATCGAAGATTATTGCGTCAAGTATAGCAACTCCGTCGGCTTTTATAATTCGGGCGTTGATATAACCAATTTCTTCAAGTTTTTGAACTGAATAATAAATATCATCGGAACTATAGTCTAATTTAATATTTTCTAAATATATTGAATTATTCAATTCAAGGTTTTCTTCTAAGTACAGCAATACATCACGGATACAATCATAATTTAATTTCATAAAATTCACCTCCTTGAGGTAATTATATCATAAAAAAGAAAGGAGTGATTCCTATGAATGAAGTTCAACTAGATTTAGTTGAGTTAAAAAAGCTAGATTTAAAATTTCCATACTTATCTAAACAAGAAATAATGGATTGTTGGGGTATTAAAGAAACTACTTATATTAAGTGGAAAAAACAGTTTATACAAAAAGTAGATGAAAGATTCTATCCAAAAGGCAGTTGTTTAAAGCTTGGTAAAGAACATTTCAACATATACGCTTGGTTACACTTTGCAACCAATTATGATTATTTCCAGGATAAGAGGTTAGAGAAAAGAATAGAGCCATTCTCTAAAAAAACTATACAAGAATTTCAAGATTTAGGAGTGAGGTAACAATGATTAAACACTTACAGAAAAGAACATTAAACCTAATCTACTGGACTTTTACAATAATTCTCATCTGCGCATTAGTAATGACAAAGTTGGAATTTGAACAATTGTTTGCTGGATATATATTAGTAACTAGCGGTGTATGGTGTGCATTTGATAAGAGATACGACAAATATTTTGAATAAGGAGGTAAAAATTGAATAAATACGAATTACATAACAAATTAATAGACTTACAAGAACTACAAAGGAAAGTTGATAGTCACATAAAAATATGGAATAGAACTCATATAGAAACTGCTTTGTGTGAAGAATTTCACGAATGGTACAACGCTATAGGATTTTTCAAAGACTGGAAACAAAATAAAACACCAAAAGAAAAACAACTTGATGAATTAGCAGACTGTTTAGCATTTGCACTATCTCTTATGAATAACGATAAGCAAGTATATAGCATTGATAGATGTGCTTTTATGCTAAAACGTATTGAAAATAAAGGTCATAAAAAAGCTATGATCAATGAAATTGAAACAGGATACTTATTTAATAAAAGAGTTGGGAACACTGTATATATTCAATCAACAGAGTTTGCTATTGAGTTAATTCTGGATATTGCAATGATTTATTATTCTTTAGAAGAATTATTCGAAGCGTATATTAAAAAATCAATGGTTAATATTCAAAGGCAAAAGGAGGGATATTAAAATGTTAGTAAATATAGATGACGAGACTTTAGCGTTATTTGAAACGTTAATAAAATGTGATGAAGATTATGAAGACACAATAAATATCTTAGTATTAAACGGTATAGAACAAGTTATTTTAAACGGCTTCAAAGGAATCGAAGATATTAGTAAAGTAGAAGAAATAAAGTTAAAGTACATTAAAAGATTATTTACAAAAAAAACATATAAAAAAAGCAGCCGTTAAAACAACAGCTACTTAATAAAAAATTCAATTATAAAATAACATAAAAAAGGAGAAAATGCAAGAAATGAATGACAATATTAAAGATCCGCAACATTATAGATACCCTTTTGGAGATTTTATTGATGTTATCCAGCAAACTGTAGATGACTTCGGCAGTGTTTGTCAAGCCAATATTTTGAAATATGGAATTAGAGCAAACAAGAAATACGAAAGTCCAAAAGACGATATTCAAAAGATAATCAGATACGGTGAATTTTGGCTTAATCACTTAGACGGTAAGCCTGCAAGTAGTCCAAGAGTTGAAGAAATAGCAACCATAGACAAGTTAAAAGATATGTTAAACAAACAAGAACAAGAACTTATCCAGGATAAGAAGATAAAATGTGTTGTCATTAACAACGAAGAAATTCCTGAACATATAGCACAAGATATAATCAGAGAATTGTGGAGGTTAGCGGATGAAAAACAAAAGATTTAGTGAAATAATAGAAGATTTGAGGTTTACAAGCAATAAAATAACAGATCAACTAGACAACATTGAATTTGATAGTTTGGAGAAAAGAATATTAAGACAAGCGCAGGATATTCTAGACAACAAGATCTGTGAAATGGAGGATTTTAAAAATGAGGAAGAATGTTGGAGTTAATTTAACTCAAGCAATCAGGAATTATATTTTTAATAATCCTGGTTGCAGCAAATATGATTTAGTTAATGACTTAGGTTTTCCCTACTCAAAAATGAGGATGGCAATAAGCAAATTAAAAAATAACGGTGAAATTTTAATTGAAAATGGGTGTTATACGGCTCTTGAAAGTTTGGCTTATTTAAAAGAGTATAATCAGCCACCCGAAGAGTTCTCAAGAAGAGAATACCTTAAAAAATTAGTAGATGTAGTAATAACCAATATTCAAGAATGTACTGATCATAATATTAAAATTCAATACATTCAAGAAGGTAGAAGATTATTAAAAGATTTAAAATAAAGGAGATTTTTAAAAAATGGAATTAAAAGTAAACGTAAATGTAATTATTGCAAGCAAAGAAGATGTGAATTTGTTGGAAGATGTTCTTATTAAACTGGGTAATGGTGAATTTAATGTGGGAAGCATTTCTACTCAAAATATATCATCAGTTCCAACTAATATAAATCAACCAGCTCAAGAAATTCAAAATGTAGTCCCAATTACCCCGGTGCAAAATACCACTCCAGTACAAACTCAACCGGTGCAAACAGCAGTGCCAACAACAGCCAAAACTTACACATTAGAAGATTTACAGCGCGCTTCTGGAGCATTAGTGCAAGCTGGAAAAATTCAACAGTTGCAAGGCTTACTGCAACAATTTAACGCGGTATCACTAGCACATTTAGCACAAGAGAACTTTGGAGCCTTTGCACTTAAATTAAGAGAATTAGGAGCGGATATCTAATGACAGAAATTAATCACAAAGAAAGGGCTCATGCAAAGCTTAGTGCTAGCGGTGCTAGCAGGTGGGCGACTTGTCCTGGTAGCGTGCAGATGGAAGATGGTATTCCTGACAGCGAATCTGTATACGCAAAAGAAGGGACTTTGGCGCACGAGTTAAGCGAACTTAAACTTAAGCATTATTTAGATCCAAAAGGATTTGGCAAAAGAAAATTAAATGCTGCGGTTAAAAAGATTAAAGAAAATGAATTATATCAAACTGAAATGGATTCTTATACAGATTCTTATGTGGATTTCATCAAAGAAAAAGCCTTGAGTTATTCCTCTCAGCCATACATTGAGATTGAAAAAAGAGTTGACTTTTCTAAATGGGTAGAAGGTGGATTTGGGACTTGTGACTGTATCATCATTCACGGCAACACGCTATCAATTGTAGATTTGAAATATGGTAAAGGGGTTCCTGTTTCTGCAGAACAAAATGAACAGCTTATTTTGTACGCACTGGGGGCTTACGAAGCGTTCAATCTGATTTACCAAATAGAGCACGTTGAAATGAATATTGTTCAACCCAGACTTAACAATATATCTAGTTGGACTGCCAATTTAACTGAGCTTCTATTATGGGGCGACTATTTCAAATTTCAAGCTGAAAAAGCGTTAAGTGGTGATGGTGAGTTAGTCCCATCTGCTAAAGCTTGTAAGTTTTGCAAAGCTAGAAATATTTGCACTGCAAGAGCCGAGAATAATCTAACTTTAGAAAAAGAAATACATTTAAACCCTAATGAGATTCCAAAGGATAAGCTTTACGAGTATATCTCAAGAGGTGAGGATATCGCTAAATGGGTTAACGATTTAAAAGCTTATGCACTTAACTTATGCTTGGCTGGTGAAGATGTAAAAGGCCTAAAGGCTGTAGCTGGGAGGACTTCACGTTCTTGGTCTAACCAGGATGAAGCACTTAAGAAATTAATAGACGGAGGTATTGATGAAGCAATAATTTATGATAAAGTACCTTTAACTTTGGCTAAGCTAGAAAAAGCATTAGGCAAAGAACAATTTACAACACTAGTAGGTGATATGGTAGTAACCAGTGAAGGTAAGCCTACTCTAGTGTTTGAAAATGACAAACGACCAGCAATAACAAATACTGTAAATGCGACAAGCATTTTTAAACCATTAAATTAAACAGAAATTAAGGAGATTATAAAATTATGACAAATGAAACAACAGCAGTAGTACAAAATGTAAGATTAAGTTATGTGAACGTATTTAAACCATATTCAAATAGTCCAGAGCAAGCTCCAAAATATAGTGCGACTATATTACTTCCGAAAAGTGACTTAGCAAGTAAGCAAAGTTTAGATGCTGCAATTCAAGCAGCTACTCAAAAAGGACTTAATGAAAAATGGAATGGTGTAATGCCTCCTGTGGTTGCTAATCCAATTCATGATGGTGACGGAGTTAAACAAGATGGGACACCGTTTGGAGATGAGTGTAAAGGTTGTTGGGTATTTACAGCGAGCTCAAACGCTGATAGACAGCCTCAAATAGTTGATAGAAATGTTCAACCTATACTGGACCAGTCTCAAATCTATTCAGGAGTGTACGCAAACGTAGCAATTAATGTATTTCCATATATTCACACAGGGAAAAAAGGGGTAGGGTTCGGACTTACTCACATTCAAAAAGTTAGAGATGGCGAGGTCTTAGGTGGCGCTCCAGTTGCAGCTGATAAGGTATTCAACGCTTTGGGCGGAACTCAACAAGTAGCTAATCCATTCCCTAATCCTCAACAAGCTCCGGTTCAGCAGTATCAACAACCTGCTCAACAATATCAACAGCCGATGCAACAGCAACCTGTTCAACAAAATACTTTCGGAGTAGATCCAATTACTGGACTTCCACTTTAATTTTAAAATTTAGGGGGTTATTAAGCCCCCTATTAATAGGAGGAAACTATGCAACATTTAAGTATAGATATTGAAACTCGAAGCAGTGTCAATATTGCTAAGAGCGGGGCTTACAAATACGCCCAGTCAGAAGACTTTGAAATATTAATGTTCTCCTATAAGCTTAATGATTTACCCGTTCAATTGGTTGATTTAAAACAAGGTGAGGAAATTCCCCCTTATATAGTAGGATTGCTTGATGATGAAAATTGTATTAAGCACGCATATAATGCCGCCTTTGAATGGTATTGTTTAAATCAAGCGGGATACAAGACTAACATATCCCAATGGAGATGTACTATGATGCACGCTACTTATTTAGGGCTTCCCGCAGGATTAGGAATGACTGGGAACGCATTAGGCATTGCCGAGGATAAGAAAAAATTGACAACTGGAAATAGATTAATTCAATACTTTTCAGTTCCTTGTAAACCTACTAAGTCAAATGGTGGTAGAACTTGGAACGACCCTCATCACGACTTAGAAAAATGGAAATTATATTGCGAATATAACATGCAAGACGTAGAGGCTGAATATGAAATATATCGCTATTTAAAAGCCTTTGAAGTCCCAGCAAAAGAACAGAAACTGTGGGAAATGGATATTTTGATGAACGCTAAAGGGGTTAAGATTGATAAGACGCTAGTTGAATCTATTTTAAAAATTGATGCGGAAAGCACAGAGAAACTGACTGAAGAAGCTTATCAAATTACCGAACTTGAAAATCCTAACAGTATTTCACAACTTAAAACTTGGGTTGAAAGTCAGCTTGAAGAAGATTTACCAGGTCTAACAAAAGATGTTATTTCCGATTTACTATCAAGAGATAATTTGCCTCTAAAAGTTAAAAGAGTGTTGGAGATTAGACAGCAATTAGGCAAGACAAGTGTTAGTAAATATTCAGCAATGGAAAATGCGATGTGTGAAGATGATAGAGTTCGAGGCTTATTACAATTTTACGGAGCTAATAGGACTGGACGTTGGGCTGGCCGACTTGTGCAAGTCCAAAACTTACCTAGAAATTACATCAGCACATTAGACACAGCTAGAGAACTTGCGAAAATTGGTAACTTCGAAGGGCTTAAAATCTTATATAATAACGTTCCTGATACTCTTAGCCAATTAGTAAGAACAGCATTTATAACAAGTAAAGATAAGTTTATAATAAGTGATTTTAGTGCTATTGAAGCACGTGTAATTGCTTGGTTAGCTGGAGAAGAGTGGGTTAACGAAGTATTTGCAACTCATGGAAAAATTTATGAAGCAACAGCAAGTCAGATGTTTAATGTTCCGATTGATAAGATTAAAAAAGGTAATCCTGAATATGCATTAAGACAACGCGGAAAAGTAGCAACACTAGCATTAGGGTATCAGGGCGGAGAGTCCGCATTAATTGCAATGGGGGCGGATAGAATGGGGCTGTCTGATGAAGAATTAACGGATATTAAAGTTCGATGGAGAGAGGCTAACAAGAACATTGTTCGCTTGTGGTATGCTGTCGGAGATGCTGTAATTCAAGCAATGAATGGAAATGGAACGCAATATGTAAGAGGACTAGAAATCCAACGTGAATGGGATATGATGTATGGTTTGGATTTTATTACTATTAAATTACCGAGTGGTCGAAAATTATTCTATCCAAAACCATTCTTACAAACCAATCAATTTGGAAAAGATGCACTCCATTATTACGGTGTTAACCAAACTACTAAAAAATGGGAAATCAACTCTACTTATGGCGGTAAGCTAGTCGAGAACATTGTTCAAGCAATAGCTAGAGATTGCCTGGCAGAAACATTATTAAGATTATATGAGAAAAACTATGATGTTGTAATGCACATCCACGACGAGGTGGTAATTGATGCTTACGATAGTGAAAAACTAGAAGATGTAAATAATATTTTAGCCGAGCCTATTCCTTGGGCTCCAGGATTAATTTTAAAAGGTGCTGGATTTGAAACTAAATATTATATGAAAGATTAAGAAAGGAGGTTAAAAAGTGCAAGCAAATAGATTATTAGGAATTGCTAAGGCAAATCATAGAAAAGCGACTGTTTGGCAAAATACAGACATTAGCTGGCTTGATTTTGTTGAAACTTTAAAATCTCCAGTTAGAACACAAGAGAAATATGAGGAATTTCTCAAGCTTAAAAAATCAGAACAAGATGAATTAAAAGATGTTGGGGGCTTCACAGGAGCTAAACTTTTAGATGGCCGAAGAAAAGCAACCAATATAATCAGTCGTGATGTTGTCTGTTTGGATTTAGATAATATTCAGCCTAATATGACGGACGATATTTTAAAAAGAGTAGGTTCGCTTGGGTGTACTTCTGTTGTTTATTCAACAAGAAAGCACAGCAATTATACACCTAGACTTAGGGTGCTTATTCCTCTTGATGAGAGCTGTACTCCTGATGAATATGAGCCAATAGCTAGAAAATTAGGTAGCTTGTTAGGGATTGAAAATTGTGACCCAACAACTTTCGAGGTTAACCGATTTATGTATTATCCTTCATGTTCGGCGGATAGTGAGTACATTTACCAATTTTACCCGGGTCAATTTTGCAGTCGTAAAGGCATACTTAACATGTATGATGATTGGACTGACATTAATACCTGGCCACATGTTCCAGGTCAAGATACCAGACAAAAACAATTGTTAGCTAGACAACAAGACCCACTAACTAAAAATGGATTAGTAGGTTCGTTTTGTAAAGTATATGACATCACAACTGCAATACAAACTTTTATTCCTGGATTATACGAAGCAACAGCAAGCCCTGATAGATACACTTTCACAGGTGGTAGTACTTCTGGAGGAGCGGTGCTATATGATAATAAATTCTTATATTCACATCACGCAACTGATCCATGTTGTGGTCAACTTGTTAACGCGTTTGACCTAATAAGAATACACAAGTTTAGTAACTTAGATGATAACGTAAAAGACGGTACACCAGTAAGCAAATATCCATCATATACAGCAATGAAAAAACTAGCTCTTGAAGATGCTAATGTAGCAGCGTTGATGAATAGTGAAATGGTGGCCAATGCTAAGGATATATTTAACGTAGTTGGGGATGATGAAAATTCTAAAGATGATGAATTAGACTGGCTTTCGCAACTAGAAAGAAGTGAAGAAGGTAAAATTCAAAAGACTATAAATAATATCGTATTAATCTTGGAACATGATCCAAATTTAAAAGGGAAAATTGCCATAGACACATTCAGTAATAGAGGTTTAGTATTTGGCAAGCTTCCTTGGGATAAGCATTATGATGCTAGCAAAGATCACAGGGATTGGTCAGAGGTGGATGATGCTTCATTTTCTAGATATTTAGAAAGTGTCTATAAAATAACTGGTCAAGATAAGCAAGATAAAGCATTGTTAATTGTAAGTGATGGAAATAGAATAAATTATGTCGAAAGATATCTAACGTCATTACAATGGGATGGTGTACCAAGAATAGACACCTTACTAATAGATTATTTTGGGGCGGAAGACAACGCATTTACAAGAGAGGCTATCAGGAAAAGTCTAGTAGCTGCAGTAGCAAGGGCCATTGTTGGTGGTGTAAAATTTGATGTTATGACAATTCTTGCTGGTCCGCAAGGTGTGGGCAAAAGTACTTTCTTTTCTATATTAGGCAAAGAATGGTTCAATGATAGCTTACAAACTTTCGAAGGTAAAGAAGCCTCTGAACTTATTCAAGGAAGCTGGATTGTAGAGGTGGGTGAGCTTACAGCAATGAATAGACATGATACCAATGCAATTAAGCAATTCTTGAGTAAAAGAGAAGATATATATAGAGAAGCTTACGGAAGACGTACAAGCAAATACCCTAGGAGATGTGTTTTCTATGGGACTTCAAATGATGATGAGTTTTTAAAAGATCCAACTGGAAATAGACGTTTTTGGCCAATTGATATTTGTTTAGGTGTTATTAAAAAAAGTGTTTGGGAAGATTTGCCAAAAGAGGTTGACCAAGTGTGGGCCGAGGCATACACCCTTTTTATAATGGGTGAAAGTTTACAACTTAGCAAGGAGGCCGAAGAGTTGGCCAATAATGCACGTGAGCAGCATAGAGAGGTTAATCTCCGTGAAGGTTTAATCAAGGAATTTCTTGACAGGCCTATCTTACCTGACTGGTATTCTCTAGATAAGAATAAAAGGATTTCATTCCTATCCGGGACATATAAGGTTGATGATTCTCAACTGGTGTTCAGAAATAAAGTATGTGCAGCTGAGATATACGAGGAGTGTTTACGTGGTGATATTAAGTATATGAAACGACAAGAAGCTAAAGAGATAAATCAAATAATTAGTAATATAGTTGGGTGGGTTAAGGATGAAAAAACATCAAGATTTGGAGTTTACGGACCTCAAAAAGGGTTCCGCAGGGTGTAACTTTGGGGTGTAACTTTCAAAATCCAAAGTTACAAATTAAAAACCCAAGTGTAACTTTGGTGTAACTTTCAAAAAATACAAAACGTGATTATATCAACGTTTATCTATATCAGGTGTAACTTTAAAAGTGGGAGTTTACACCCAAAGTTACACCCCATAAACCTTGATATAATAACTCTAATTAATATTTTATATATACTTTTGTAACTTTAAATACTATATATAATATAAAAATAAAGAAAATATAGAAATTATAGAAATAAATAAATCTATAGATTCTATAAATCCTATGTTTTATATACTATATAGGAAAATAAAGTTACAAGTTACAAATTTAAAGATTGAAAATTTTAAAATGTGGTTGGCAATAAAAAATGATAGAAAAGCAAATTGAAAAATATTTAACAAAGAAAATTAAAGAATTAAAAGGTCTGTGTTTAAAATTTGAGTCACCTGGATATACAGGTGTACCAGATAGGATTATTATTTTAAAAAATAAACCTGTTGCTTTTGTGGAATTAAAAAGACCTGTTGGAGGCAGATATTCAGCAAGGCAAAAATTAGTAGAGAGAGATTTTAATAGGTTAGGCCAAAAAGTTTATAAAGTAAAAAATAAAGAAGAGGTAGATAAGTTAGTAGAGGAGTTGATAAAGTGAAAGATTTTATTCCACACAAATATCAATTGACAGCAATTAATCATGTGATAAATGTTCCTAAATGTGGATTATTTCTTGATATGGGATTGGGTAAGACTGTATCAACATTAACAGCAATTAAGGAATTGAAATATAATAGATTTCAAGTTAACAAAGTTTTGATTATAGCGCCCAAAAAAGTGGCCGAGGGGACTTGGTCGAAAGAAAAAGATAAGTGGAATCATACAAAAGATTTTAGAGTTAGTCTAGTATTAGGAAGTCAGCAAAAGCGGATTAAAGCTTTAAGTGTAAATGCAGATTTGTATATTATTAATCGTGAAAATATCCCATGGTTAGTAGATTATCTGAGGAATGATTGGTATTTCGATACGGTTATAATTGACGAAAGCAGCAGTTTTAAAAATAGTCAAAGTAAGAGATTTAAAGCGCTGAAAATGGTACTACCTAAAATTAATAGGTTGATTGAGTTAACTGGGACTCCGAGCCCTAATGGTGTGGAGGACTTGTGGGCTCAAATATATTTACTTGATCAGGGAGAGAGATTAGAGAAATATATCACTCATTTTAGAAATAGATATATGGAGCCAAACAATAGGAATAGAAGTCAGATTTTTGATTATAAAGTTAAAGAAGGAGTCTACGACCATATTATTAATAAGATTTCAGATATTTGTATAAGCATGAAATCAGAGGATTATTTAGAACTTCCAGACTTATCTTACAATGAAATTCCAGTTATTTTAAGTGACAAAGCAAGAAAAGACTATGACAAAATGGAAAGAGATTTTGTCCTGGAGATTGAAGATGCAGCAGAAGAAATAACAGCAGTCAATGCAGCGGCACTATCAAACAAGCTTTTACAAATCAGTAATGGGGCTGTCTATGATAGTTCAGGAGTGTACACAGAAGTCCACGATGCAAAAATCGATTCTTTTCTTGAGTTGGTAGAAAGTTTACAAGGGCGTAGTCTTTTGGTATTTTACAACTTTCAACATGATAAAGAACGAATTAAGAAAGCATTAGAAAAAAGCAATTTAGTAGTTCGAGAACTTAAGACAGTTCAAGATGAGGATGATTGGAACGATAGAAAAATAGATATTCTATTGACTCATCCGGCAAGTGCAGCTTACGGACTTAATTTGCAAGAAGGAGGAAATCATGTGTGTTGGTTCGGTTTGACTTGGAATTTGGAACATTACCAACAAGCTAATAAGCGACTACACAGACAAGGCCAAAAGGAAAAAGTAATAATCCATCACTTAGTTACTCAAGGAACGAGAGATGAAGATGTGATGCGAGCATTAGACAGCAAAGCAGATGTTCAAGAAGAGATTATGCAAAGCTTGAAAGCAAGGATTAAGAAAGTTAAAGAGGATGCTAGAAAATGAAAGATAAAGACGTATTAGCATTTATTCCGATATTTATTGTGGGATTTGTATTAGGAGTGGCATTAGTAATGATTGTTAGTATATTTGCATTCAACAATGTAGAAAAAGAAAACGCAGAATTAAAAATACAAAACCATAAACTAGAACGTCAACTGTTGGAACTATACACAGAACAAGCAGAACAAACAAAGAAAACAGCAGAGAGAAACGGAGTAGGAGGGTAGGAGAATGATAAATAAAAAATTAGCGGTTTTCACCACTCTTGCAGCAAGTAATCACTCTAAAGGGGAAAGACAAAAAGATGATTATTACGCGACTGAACCAAAAGCCATGCATTTATTGTTAGAAAGAGAAAAGTTTAGTGATTATATTTTAGAGCCTGCTTGTGGTGAAGGGCATTTATCAAAAGTTTTAGAAAGTTATGGATATAACGTCACCAGCGAGGATCTAATAGATAGAGGTTTTGGTAACGTAAAAGATTTCTTTGAAAGAAGTAGCTGGAGAGGAGATATAATAACAAATCCGCCCTATAAAATAGCATTGGATTTCCTAAAACATTCACTGGCAATTATACCCGTAGGAAATAGAGTAGCTATGTTTTTAAAAATTCAATTCTTAGAAGGAAAATCGAGAAAACAGTTTTTTTTAAAAAACCCTCCTAAATTAATATACGTATCAAGTAGCAGATTAAATTGTGCTAAAAATGGTGATTTTGATAAATATACATCGAGTGCAGTTTGTTATGCTTGGTTTATATTCGAGAAAGGTTATAAAGGGAAATCTGTAGTTGAATGGATAAATTAAAGTAGGAGGATAAAAAATGTTGAAACCGAAAGTATATATTAAGGAATTTAATATAGTTAGAGAAGTAGAAGTGATAGATTTCTACAATGAAGAAGTACTAGTTTACGTTATAGGTGTTAGACCTCGAGGTGAAACAGCTATATATTCTTTTGATGAAGTAGAGTTCATAGAAAATACAGGAATGAAAGATAAGAACGGAAAGTACATTTATGTTGGGGATATACTAGAGTTTGATGACGAATTTCCAACATGGGATTACGAAGGGGAAGTATCAGCTTGTGATGGAGTTAATGCTGCAATTATTACAAAAGAAAAAAATTTTATAACATTAACAAATTTCCAAGCGGATGAAGGAGGATTAGAAGAATTGTTGTGTACCAGAGAATTAATATTTGATGAACTAAATTTCGAAGATTATGAAGTCATAGGCAATATATACGAGAATAAGGAGTTGGTGGAGAATGCGTAAGTACATAGTAGAGTGGTTCATAACATGCATCATATTATTATTTCTGTTCATGTTAATCAGTGGAAGTGTTGACAATAAAGATGTGTATTTAATAACAAGCGTTTGGGCTGTAGCAAGAATAAGTAAGTCAATAGAGGATAGGAGGTAAACATGGACGATAAATACAAACTACTAATCAAAATGAAGAACGGAGCAGTTTTGGAATTTATAACTGACAAAATTACTATCCAAAAATTAATGATCTGTGTAAAAAGAAGAGATAATCTAAGCAAAGAAACAATGTTTAAAGTAGTAGGTGAACCTATTAAGATTAGTGAGATAGAGGATTTCAAATATATGAAAGTCGATTTTGCAGCAGGGATATTTTAGGAGGAAGAAAAAGTGAACAAAGAACAAAAGATACAAGAGTTAAGCAATAAAATAGAAAAGTCTCGAGCAGAGATTGATGAGCTAAAGAAAGAGTTAGAGGAGTTGCAAGATAAACCTTATGAGATAAATTATCCGATAGGATACAAACTCATGTGGTATTTAGATGATTGTGCTAGTGTTACTAGCTATCAATATTACAACACAGCTGTTGATAGAGTGTTTTATGAATCTGGATTATTGTTCGACACCAAAGAAGAAGCAGAACAATTCAAACGAGAGCAAGCATTAATCAAAAAAATTAAATGTTGGGCTAAAGAACAGCAAGGGGATTGGCAGCCTAATTGGAATGATGTAAATGAAATTAAATATCATATAAGTTTTGCAAATAATAGACTCTCAATATGGCCTTGGTACACTAATAATTTATTAACTAAACTACCTTGTTTCAAATCACAAGAAATAGCCCAAGCGTGCATTGATGAGTTTGGAGATGAAATTTTGGAGGTGTTTTGTTAATGAAGATTGAAGATTTAAAAGAAGTTAATAATTTAGATGCGTGCGTTAATACAATAAATAGATTTATCAACGCATATAACAAAGAACAAAAACATTTACATTTATTTATTGAAAATGGACTTTTCGCTATTGACATAAACAAAGAATATGAACACGAAATAATAAACGCATTAGAGAAGATTAAAAGTAATATGATTGAAGAGTTAAAAGAGTTAGGAGTTGAAGTTTAATGACGGATATTATTTTAATTGCACTAATATTATTCTTAGCGATAAGTTTAACAATCACCGAACAGTAAAAGGAGTGTTAAACTAATGCTAATTAACTACGAAAAATTAAAACGATACATATACAGAAAATCAGACAGTACAATCAGTTATTGTCGCAAATGTTGTGGGCGTTTGGAATATTGTCCGATTGAGAAGAATGTATATTGTGTAAGATGTGAGGATTGTGGCACTCATACATTGATAGAGGCTACAAACGGAGAGGTAGCACTCAGAAAGGTGGGAGAGAATGGTTAGATCTAAAGAAGAAAAAATAGTATTTAAAAAAATACGATATTTAAAAAATATCGGATATATTCAAAAAATGATAGAATCCAGAGAACGAAGTTTGCAAGCTGATGAGTGCAAAAAATCGCAAGTAAAAGCTATTGATTATGCCAAAGAACAAATCAAAGGTGGTAATAAGAATAGTTGGGAGCATTTGATTGATAAAACAGACGAACATAAGCGCTATATCGTTGAAAAGAATATGGAATACTTAAACCTAAAGCTAGAAGTGATGAAAAGCATAGATCAGATTAACGATGTAGAATTAAGACTATTATTGCAGCTAAGATACGTTGAGTGTTTAGATTGGAATAAGGTTGAGCATATTATGGATATTTCACAAAGCACAAGGGCGAATAAGCATTCTAAAGCGTTAGAGAAGATTTATATAACAAATTTATATAAAAAGTATGGAGAAGTATAAAAAAGTATACAGAAGTATGAATAAGTATGCACAAGTATAGTTAGAAATGGTATAATGGTAATGTAGAATTTTAGGTAAGGTAAAATTTTCATTGATATTAAACCCTTTTTGAATTTTATTTTAGATATATGAGCACAAGTAGTAGAAGTAGTAGAAATAGTTAATCCTTACCTAAATTCCAATAATAACCTATCATATTTTAAAGACAGTCGTGAGATTGTCTTTTTATTTTGTCAAAAGAAAGGTGGTGGAAAGTTGGCAAAATTGACATTAAAACAACGGAAATTTGCTGATGAGTACATCATTAGTGGAAATGCAACAGAAAGCTATAAAAGGGCTTATCCTAGCGTTAAAAAGGACTCTACAGCTAACACTAACGCTAGTAGAATGCTAAGAAATGCTAAGGTTAAATCCTACATAGATGAACGACTCAAAGAGATAGAATCAGAAAAGACAGCTAGTATAAAAGAGGTAATGGAGTATCTAAGTTCTGTAATGAGGGGAGAACAACGAGAACAAACGTTAATAGGAATGGGTCAAGGATTCCAGGAGAAAACCTATATTGACGTGAGTGCGAAGGATAGGTTAAAGGCTGCCGACTTGCTTAACAAGATTCATCAGGCGAGGGAGAGTAAGCAAGATGAAACTAAGAAAGAAGATAAGCTGGATATCTATATAGCAAAAGTAGATGGTGAATTAGATGAGTTTATTTGATCTATATACACCAAAACAAATTGAAATACTAAAAAGAGTAAAAGAAAAAGATTTCTTCATATTGGGACTTCACGGAGCGAAAAGGACTGGTAAGACAGTAATAAATAATGACATATTTTTACGTGAATTAAGGCGTGTAAGAAAAATTGCTGATGTGTTGAAAATTAGAGAACCTATGTATATTTTAGCTGGCGTATCGAGTAAGACTATTCAAAATAACATATTGCAAGAGCTCTATAACCGATATGAATTAGATATTAAGTTTGATAAACACAACTCATTCACATTATTTGGTGTTAAAGTCGTACAAGCTTTTACAGGAACTATTGCAGGTCTTGGAGGTATTCGAGGTATGACAGCCTTCGGTGCTTATATAAACGAGGCTTCACTAGCAAATGAAATGGTGTTTAAAGAGATTATCTCACGTTGTTCAGGAGATGGAGCAAGGATAGTATTTGACACCAACCCTGACCATCCTGAGCATTGGCTTAAGAAAGAATATATTGATAGTAATAGCGAAAATATCATTTCTTATCATTTTAAATTAGAGGATAATACCTTCCTAACAGAACGATATATCAAGAACATTAAAGAATCAACACCTTCTGGTATGTTTTACGACCGAGATATAGAAGGTCTTTGGGTAACTGGAGAAGGGGTTGTTTATCAAGATTTCGATAGAAATAAACATTATTTTGATGATTATTCAAACATTAAATTTAAGCGTAAGTTTGCTGGAGTGGACTGGGGATATAGTCACTACGGGTCAATAGTTGTCATAGGTGAAAGTTTTGACAAGAAGTTTTATTTAATTGAAGAGCACGCCTATCAATTCAAAGAAATAGATGATTGGGTTGAAATAGCGAAAGAAATTAAAACAAAGCACGGTGATATTACTTTTTATTGCGACAGTGCTAGACCTGAGCATGTAGATAGGTTTTATCGTGAACGATTAAATGCCGTTAATGCTAACAAGGAAAGGATAGCAGGTATAGAACAAGTAGCAAGATTATTTAAACAGGATAGTCTTTTTATTATTTCAAAAGTAAAAAGATTTAAAGAAGAAATTTATAATTATGTTTGGGATGATAAAACAGGAGATGCCATTAAAGAGTATGACGACGTGTTAGACGCATTAAGATATGCGATTTACAGTTATATGAACAGGCCGACAGCTAAAATATTAGATAAAAGTAGACTTGGTTTATAGAAAGGAGACGGAATGCAATTATTAACATATCCAAGATTTGATTATGACGAAAGAAATATCAAAAAAGATTTAGTTGTTAAATTGATTAGAGAACATCAGAATCAATTAGTTAGATTTAAAAGACTAAAGAAATACTATTTAGGTGAACATGATATTTTGTACAAAACCCGCGAAAATAAACCTAATTATAAACCTGTTTGTAATCACGCTAAAGATATAGCGGATACTGCGACAGGGTATTTCATGGGTAACACAATTACGTATTCTAATTCACAGGATGCTGATATAGATGATTTATTAGTTGCATTTGACAATGCGGAAGTTGATGAAACAGATCACGATAATGCTCTTGATATGGCAATATACGGAGTGGCTTACGAATACGTGTATGCTAGAGAAAATGAAAATATATTAGATATTAAAAGTCTTGAAGTTGAGAATACGTTTATGGTATATGATGACAGTATAGAACAACATCCGCTATTTGCAGTTTATTACTTTAAACGTAAAGAAAATAAAACTGATAGTGAAACTTATCAAGCTGTAATTATGACTAAACAATATATCTACTCAATAGTTCTTGAGGGTAAAGCTAAAGGGGTTATTTCAGAAAAGCCTGTACCACATAATATGGGGGATATACCCGTTGTTGAATATAAGAATAACAAGTATTCAATAGGTGACTTTGAACAACAAATAGGTCTTATAGATTGTTATAATTCATTGACAGCTAACCGAATTAATGATAAAGAGCAATTCATAGATAGTATATTGGTGTTGTACGGCGCTCGCTTAGGTGATGATGTAAAAGAAACGGTAGAAGCGTTAGAAGTGTTAGCTAAACATAAATTACTTGAATTACATCCAGACGCAAGAGCAGAATATTTAAGTAAGACATTAAATGAGAATGAAGTTGAAACACTTAGAAATGCGATTAAGCAAGATATTTACACATTTAGTCATATCCCTAATTTAACAGATGAGAATTTTGCGGGTAATAGTTCGGGGGTGGCAATGGAATTCAAACTATTAGGCTTAGAAATGATAACGAAAATTAAACAACGTTATTATATTAAAGGTTTGAAAAAACGTATCAGCTTATTTGCTAATTATTTAGGTCTTACTCAAATAGCAATAGATGCTAATAGTATTATTCCACACTTTAGCCGTAGTCTACCTAAGAATTTACTTGAAATATCTCAAATAGTCAGTAATTTGGATGGTAAGGTAAGTCAAGAAACGTTACTAAGCCAAATACCTTTTGTTGAAGATCCTCGTGAAGAAATTGAGAAGGTAAACGAAGAGAAAAAAGAAAATATTGAAAATAATCAATTATTCTTATCTGGAGGAGAACATATCCATAACACATTAGTAGGTGATGAGGTTGAAGAGTAGAGATTATTGGGAATTACGCAAAGCCGAATTGATGCACGCTCAAATAGAACGTGCTGATATAACCTTCGAGGAAATATCTAAAGTGTATGATAAATCTAAAAAATACATAGAAAAGAATGTAAAAGGCATATTCAATAAATTTAGTCTAGAATACGGGCTTACCAAAAAAGAAGCTGAGCAAGTGGTTAATCTTATGCATAGTAAGAAGGCTAGCAACCTAGTACCTGCTCTAAATTTAGCACCTATGAGCGAAAGAGTTCAACAGGTAATAAAAGATTTGAATAGCCCAGCTTATGTGTCCAGGATTAATCGACTTCAAAGCTTAATTGATGAAATAGATAATATTCAAAGGTATATTGCCAAGCATGAAATATCCAAGACTACTGATTTGTATAAAGATGTTGCAAAACATGGGTATTATAATAATATTCACCAAATGCAAACTCAAACAGGTATAGGTTTTAGTTTTAATGCGTTAGATGAAGATTTAGTAGAACGTTTAATAAAAACACCTTGGAATGGTAGAAATTATTCGGAACGTATTTGGAATAATACTCAGAAATTATCGGAAACATTAAAAGATGAAGTTCTTCAAGCAGTTTTGACAGGAAAAAAAGAAAAAGATGTAACTGACGAATTAATAAATAGATTTAATGTAAGTGAATTTGAATCTAAACGCCTTATTAGGACTGAAACGGCTCATATAAACAACGAAATGGAAGCTTTAAGTTATGAGGAAGCTGATATTGAAAAATATCGATTTGTTGCTGTATTAGACACTAGAACATCACACATCTGCCGAGAACATGATTATAAAGTTTATAAAGTATCAGAAAGACAAGTAGGAGTTAACTACCCACCACTACATCCGTTTTGTAGGTCAACAACAATAGCTGTATTTGATGATGAGGATTTAACTGAATTGTCTAGAAGAGCAAGAGATCCAAAGACGGGTAAAACTACAACAATACCAGGTGATATGGATTATGAAGATTGGTATGGAAAATATGTTGTAAAAGCTGAGAAAAAAGTGTATAATCAAGGTATAGGAGAAAGTGAAGCGGAGTTTCTTAGTAAGCGGATAATAGATAAAATTTCAAGAGTTGAACCGAAAATTACAAAAGACATGCAACGAATTGCAGGTAATAATACGCTAGCCGGTCTTGAATTCCGCAAGAAAACGGCCGATTCATTAACACGTAAAATTATAACAGATAGTCAGACCGAAAATATAAGCTTAGCAGAGGCTGCAAGTAAAATTAATGATGCTTTGAGGTACACAACTATTTTAAATGTTGATACTTTTGCGAAGGATTACTTATCAATGAAGCAAAGGCTTATTAAAGAAGGTTTTGAAATCGTAAAAGTAAAAAATACATGGCTAACAGATGGGCCTTATAAAGGTGTGAATACAGTCATAAAAAAATATGGAATCAGCTTTGAGATGCAATATCATACTCAGGAAAGTTTTGATTTGAAGAATGGACCTTTACATGAGTTGTATGAAAAACGTAGGCTACCTTCGACAACAAAAGCAGAAAAATATAAGCTTGATAACAAAATGCTAGAATTAAGCAAAACATTGAAAGTACCGAAAAATATAGAAAGGGTGAAATAGCATGGAAACAAAATATTTTCTCATAAAAACAGAACATCCTCAAATTGTGCGTTATAGCGAAGGAGAAACGTCGGTATATAGAGCAGATAAGGGTTGGACAGAAAATGAAGCCTGGTATAGCCGTATATTTTTTGGTGACTTTACAGATTTTGAAGAAGTTACTGATAAAGAAGCAGAAATGTTTATCAAAAGGTTGGTGGTAGCATGATAAATATTGCATTGTCTATTGCTAAAAAAGCACATGCTGGCCAAGTTGATAAAGCTGGCATTGATTATATTAAGCATCCTATTTATGTAGCTAGACAAGTTACAACCAATCAAGAAAAAGCTGTAGCTTTATTGCATGATGTTATTGAAGATAGTAATGTGACCACTAATGATTTATTAGCTGCAGGCTTACCAAGTGAAGTTGTTGCAGCGGTACAAACATTGACAAAGAAAAAAGGCCAAAGTTATCAAGAATACCTTGAAAAAGTGAAATTAAATAATTTAGCAAGAGTTGTAAAACTTGCTGATTTAAAGCATAACTCAGATTTATCACGTTTAAAATCTGTTACCGATACAGACTACAAACGGATTAAAAAATATAAAAACGCAATTCAATACTTGAGCACCTAGAGAGATCTAAGTGCTTTTTCTTATACTCTCACCGTATGGATTTCCGTACGGTTTTTATATTGTCCAAGCATTGAAGACTCTAAAAGCTATGGGAAAATAAATAATAGTCGGGGACGACTTAAAATATAGGAGGTTCTAAGATGGAACAAGAAGTAAATAACGTTGAAACGGTTGAAGAAGAAAAGGTAACTGCAGAACCAACTACGGAACAACCGGAAAAAGTAGACGATAAAAAATATAGTGATGCCGAAGTTGATGAAATTATCAATAAGAAATATGCTAAATGGAAAAAAGACCTGGAGGCAGAACAAAACGAAGCTAAGAAGTTAAAATCTATGAACGCTGAAGAAAAAACGAAATATAATCAAGATAAACGACAAGCTGAACTTGATAAAAGAGAACAGGAAATATCGAAACGAGAATTAATGGCAGAGGCTAAGAATATATTAAACGAACGTGGTTTACCAATTGAATTAGCTAATGTTATTGATTTGACTGACGCAAATACTGTTAAATCGTCAATAGACGGCATCGGGAAACAGTGGGAGCAAGCAGTTCAAAGAGGTATAGCCGTTAAATTAAAAGGCTCTCAACCTCTAACTAAGGCTTCACAAGCAGAGGAAAGTATTAGTCAAAAAGAATTTTACAAAATGTCAATAGCTGAACGTGTAGAATTAAAAACGACTAATCCAGAATTATATAATCAATTAACAAAGAAAAGAGGATAAATAAATGGCAACAGGACAAACAAAAATAGCACAATTATTAGACCCAGAAGTATTATCAGACATGCTTAATGAAAGAGTAGGGAAATCAATCAAATTCATTCCGTTAGCAGATATCGATACTAGTTTAGTAGGGATACCAGGAGATGAATTAACAGTACCTCAATGGAACTATGTAGGGGATGCAGAGGAAGTAGCAGAAGGGGCAATAATCCCAACTGAACAATTAGGACATGTAACTACTAAAATGAAAGTCAAAAAAGCAGCAAAAGGTATTGAACTAACTGACGAAGCTGTATTGAGTGGTTACGGAGATCCAGTAGGAACAGCAATGAGACAATTAGCGAAGTCAATCGACCAAAAAGTTGATAATGATGTATTAACTGCAGCAAAAACTGCTACTCAATCTTATACAACTAAAAAAGGTTTCAAAGTGGAAGACCTATCTAATGCACAAGATGTTTTCGATACAGATTCTGACAATGATGTTTATGTATTATTATGCCACCCTAATTCTGCAAGTGCATTAAGATTAGATGCTGGTAAGAACTTCTTACAAGGGTCAGAAATCGGGGCAGAAGGAATTATCAAAGGCGCATATGGTGCGATTTTAAATACTCAAATAGTAAAATCAAATAAACTAAATAAAAATGAAGCTATTTTAGTTCAAACTAATCCGGATGAGGAAGATGGAACTAAAGCGTTCAAGATTTTATTAAAACGTGAAACATTTTTAGAATCTGATCGCATGCCATCTAAAAAATCAACAGGATTCTATGCTGATAAACATTACGGTGTATTTCTTCAAAATGCTAAGAAAGTAGTTAAAATTACGGTAACTGCGGAAGCGTAGGAGGTAAATAATGAAATTTAGAGTTTTAAACCCAATATTTGATACTAAAACGGAAAAGAGCTATCAAGTAGGGGATATATACGAAGCTGGTGATAAACGAATTGCGGAAATCAAAGGGAATTTGGAATCACAAGGTGGATTTAGTTTATACCTCGAAGAAATTGAAGATGTTGAGGACCTTAAAACTCCGTCTGAAATAGGAAAAGAAGTAAAAGAGTAGTAGGAGGTATCCTATGATTGAAGAGTTTAAACAATTAAGCGGAGAGAGTGATGAAAAAATCCTCTCTCTTTTGTGGTTAAGGGCAAAGAATATCGTTTTAGCTGAAACTAATAGAACTATTTTAAATCCTGGACTAGAAAGTGTAACGCTAGAGATAGCGCTTGAATTATACAATAGGTCAGGAGTTGAAGGGGAAAGTTCAAGAAGCGAAGGTGGTATCTCAACTTCTTACAGAGACGATTTTTCACCTCACATAAAAAACACTTTATCAACTTATAGATTAGCGAGGTGTAGTGGTGGTACGTTTGAAAAGAAATAGATTAAAACCTTATAAGATTTTTAAATACGTTGTCAAGACTAATAATGAAGGTGTGCGATTTAAAGGATATGAAGATAATCCGGATATAATCAATGCTGAAATTTACCCAGCTTCTGGACGTGTTCAAGCTCAAATTTATGGTGAAAAGTTAAGTTATATAATGAATATGCTTGTAGAAAGGTCTGCTGAGATAAAAGAGCGTGACGGTATTTGTATAGACAGTGACGTACCCAATTACGAAGTGGTATCTATAGAAAATTATACGTTTCATAAATTTGTGGAGTTACAAAAGCTATGACTGAACAAATAATGAATTTGAGTAAGTTAGTTAATAAAATCTACAGGCTAAAAGGTAGAGAAGGCGAGCAAATTATAAAAGCTGGGGTCAGTAGGGGTGCTAAACTGGTTCAACGTGAAGCTAAGTTATTAGTTGCAACAAATTCTGGTAGGACTAGAAACAGCATAAGGACAAAAGTTGATGGATTGAAAGGTATAGTTTATACCAATGAACCTGCAGCAGCCTTCTTAGAGTTTGGGACTGGTAGAATAGGAGCTAATAACCATAATGGAATAAGTCCTAATGTTAATCCTACTTATCGTACAACGCCGTGGTGGTTTCACCAAGATATGGTTGACGAAGGATACTTGTCCGCATACCATTTTCATACAATAGAAACTCCTGTAGGTAAGTTTTATAGAAGTGAGGGGCAACCAGCGCAACCTTTTATGTACCCTGCTTTAAGAAATAATGAAAAGAAAGTAAAAGAAGTTATGGCTAAGTATTTAAGTAAAAAATTAAAGGAGTTTAGTAGATGATTAATGTTAAACCTTTGATTTACTCTAAGCTGTCAGAAATTTCAAATAATGTAACTGATACGTACCCCGCTGACTGGGAAAACTTCCCTGTTATTATTTACCTTGAGGAGGAAAATAAGCCTCATGAATGGTTAAATAACGGAGTAGAAGAGACAACGTATTTGAGGTATAAAGTTGATATTTTTGATAAAGAGAGTACATCAGAAACAGCTTTAAAAGTTGATAAAGTATTTAGTTCTTTAGGGTTGAAAAGAACTATGGCACAAGACATGCCAGACCCAAGCAATTTAAGACATAAAATAATGAGATTTGAGGGGATTTATGACCCCGATAGTGAAATAGTATATCAATATAGAATGGAGGACTAAACATGTTAGCAAATGGAATTAAATTAGAATACGGTGAAACTTCAGGATCATATACTGAACTTTCAGGATTAAAAGAAGTGCCTGAATTAGGGGTAGAACCTGAAAAAGTAGAAAATACTACTTTAGCCGATAAGGTAAAACAATATGAACTAGGAATTGGTGACGCTGGTGAGTTAGAATACAAATTCAAGTATGAAAATAAAGCAGCAACATCAGCATTCAGAGTACTAAGAAAAGCAATGGACGATAAAAAAGTACTTTATTTCAAACAAACTTATCCAGATAAAACAACTGTAGAATTCCAAGGACAAGTTGCAGTGAAATTGGGCGGAGGCGGTGTGAATGGCGTTATTGAGTTCACATTGAAAATCGCACTACAATCAGATTTAAAATTTACTGATGGCTCAACATCAATTTAATAATAGGAGGAGTATTAAATGAGAAAACCATTCACATCTTGGCACGTAGGAGATACAGAGTACAAGCTGAAACTTACTACAGCTACAGTATGTAAGTTAGAGGAAAATTTAGGGGTAAATATTATTAAAATTTTTAAATTTAATGATGATATGCCTATTCCACCTTTAAAAACTATGTTATTTATAATCCACGGTGCTATTCAAAAATATCATCATGGATTAAAGTTTGAGGACGTACAAAATATATTTGATGATTATTTAGACTGTGGTAAGGACCAAACATCATTATTAACAGAAGTGTTAATACCGTTAATGCAGGATTCGGGTTTTATACCGACCGAGGAGACGGCGAAGAAAGCCAAGAAAAAGGAAAAAACAACTCTGTCAGTAGTAAAAGAATAGAGAGCGGGGCAGAATATATAGAGGAGTTATATTTTATAGCTTTAGATGTGGATATAACTCCTCATTTCTTTTGGGAACATTCACCACAAGAAATTTTAGATATTATAAACAGTAAGAACAAAGTTCTTGAATTTAACAGAAAAAATGATTATATACGTGATTATTATTTAGCAAACACAATTGTAGGTTTTCTCGGGCCACTCCTGAGTAAGGATGTTAAACCTCCTGAATTATGGAATTGTGCTCCTGAGTATATTTTTGAAAAAGAAAAAGCACAAATAGAAGAGTTGCGAAAAAAACAAGAGTTAGCTTTGCATAAAGAGAGAATGAGAGAATTTGTTATGAGATTTAACGAAATTAGAAATTCAAAAAAACTTTAAAATGTAGTATAATAAACTTGTGACGGAGGTTTTATACTATGAAAAATAATCAAACAAATTTATCATGTCCAAAATGTCAATCTAATAATTTACAATTTCAACTAGTCAATATTCAAGATATTGTACCAAGAAGACATAGTTTCATTTGGTGGTTACTGGTAGGTTGGTGGTGGGTACCCATAAAATGGTTATTCCTGTATTTTTTAATGGGATTTTTCATAATACCACTTAAAATGCTACTTCCAAAAAACAGGAGGATATCGAATGATGTGAAAAATTATAAAATTTGCAAAGATTGTGGACACCACTGGAAATAATAACGTATAGGTCAATCAGTAAAACTGATTGGCTTTTTATTTTGGCAAAAAGGAGGTAAGTGATGGCTACATTAGAAGAATTAAAGGTTGTTATTAATGCTGAATTAGCACCTTTTCAACGAAAAATGAAACAGTTAGAAGGATCTATGAATCAAGCTACTAGAGGTGTTAAGGAGAATGTAAATAGCATAAAAAATGCTTTTTCAGGATTAGGAAAATTAGCAGTAGTAGGATTGCTATTTCAACAACTGTATCGCCTTGGAAAGTATTCTGTTCAAACAGCTTTAGAAGTACAAGCTTCTATTAATCAAATCAGTAGAATAATGGGCGAGAGCACTCAATCATTCTTAAAATGGGCAGAAAATAATGCTTTAGCATTTAATATGAGTAAAGGCGAGGCTATAAAATACGGAGCGACATATGGTAATATCTTAGCTGGATTTATTCAAAATCAGGAAAAGTTAGCGGCATATACTACTAAATTACTTGAAACATCTTCAATTATTGCACAAGGGACTGGGCGTACTATGACTGATGTTATGGAACGTATCCGAAGTGGGTTACTTGGGAATACAGAGGCCATTGAGGATTTAGGGGTAATGGTTAACGTTAGTATGATTGAAAGCACTGAGGCATTCAAGAAATTTGCTAATGGTCAGAGTTGGCAACAGTTAGATTTCCAAACACAACAACAAATCAGATTAATGGCTATCTTAGAACAAGCAACTAAGCGATATGGAGAGACTTTAGAAGACACCGTTAATACTAGAATATCGACATTTAAGGCTTTGATGAAAGATACAGCCTTGAATGTAGGTAATGCCTTTTTACCAATCATAAATGCTGTAATGCCTATATTAAATGCTTTTGCTAGCGCTCTACGTTGGGCTACTGCAAAATTAGCTGAGTTTGTGCAGTTATTATTTGATAAAAAAGTAAGTAGCAATGACGGGGTAGCAGGAGCTGTAGGAAATGTAACTAAAGGCTTGCAAGGCGCAGGAGGTGCTGCAGGAGATTTAGCTAATAATTTAGAAGATGCCGGTGGCGGTGCTGATAACTTAGCCGACAATGTAGGTAATGCTGGGAAAGCAGCTAAAAAAGCGGTCAAAGAATTACGTGGACTTATGGGGTTTGATGAAATTAACCTGTTAAATAAGAAAGCAGACGATTCAGATTCAGATGTTGGTTCTGGAGGTAAAGGTAAAGGAGGTAAAGGCAAAGGCAAAGGTGGGAAAGATATCTTACCTGACATTGATATTACCGATAGAGGGACTCAATATAATACTATGTTTGATGGACTTCTTGAGAAGCTAAAGCCTCTAAAGGATTTCCTGGTACATTTAGCAGACTTATTTAAATTAGGTTGGAAGTTGACATTCCGAGAAGAAGGACTTGACCGTATAAAAGAAGCCTTAAAAGGTATTAAAGAATCATTTGAAATTATATTTAGTGATGGTTTAGTTGCAAGAACAGCTGGTATATTTTTAGAAAAGTTAGCATTTGCGTTAGGTCAAATGGCTGGAGCAATTGCTAATGTAGCATTGGGAATAGGCGTTTTAATTTTTGAAAGTATAGATAAATCTCTGAAAGAAACTAGACTTGATATAAAATCTTGGTTAATGAGAAGTTTCTTAGAAATGGGAGATATATACAGTAGTATTGGAAACATTGCAGCTAAGTTATCTGATATATTCTATGATACCATTACAAGCAAACCTTCTACAGATATTGGTGCTAATATCATTTCTACATTAACCTATGCATCTATGGGAATTGTGGATATATACTTAAAATTAGTAAGAGATATATTTGGGGGTATAGAACAAGTAATTGGTGATAACAAAGATAAGTTCACTCAAGTATTTACAGGTATACTAGATGCCATTAATCCTGTGATAGAGACTTTGAAAGATATTGTAAAAGATGGATTTTCTATATTTAATAAAGTATATGATGAACATATTAAACCGTTTATTGATTCTTTTAATGGCGGAATTTCTAAGATAACTAGTATCTTTTTAGAGATGTGGAATAACCATGTTAACCCTACGTTGAAAACTTTAGGGGAAAAGTTCAAGAGTACGTATCAAAACTTCATCAAGCCTACGTTAGTAAGTATTGGTAATCTTATAGGTACGGTTATTGATGTTTTAAAAGTCGTGCTTGAAAAATATATTGTCCCGATAATCTCATTTTTAGCTAAAAATGTGTTACCCGTAATTGTGCCCATTATTGAACAAATAGGAAGATCTATAATGGCTTTATTTAATGTAGTATCATCAATTTTCAAACTGATAATAGATGTAATTACCGGGTTTATAAAAATTGTATTGGGTATTTTCACGGGTGATTGGTCTAAAATCTGGGAAGGTGTAAAGGATATATTCAAAGGTGCATGGGACTTTATTAAAGGTATTTTTTCAGCAGTAGGTGAGGAAATAGGGGCACTTATTCAAACCGGTTTTGAATTTGTTAAGAATATCATAGTAGGTATATGGGATGGAATAGTCTTATACTTTGAAATTGCCTACAACAACATCATAGGTGTTTGGCAGTTAATAGTTAGCTTTTTCCAAGGACTTTGGGATGGAATAGTTTCTATATTTTCTACTGTAGGCCAGTGGTTTGGAGATAGGTTTCAAGAAGCTTGGGATTTCATAGTAGGAATATTCAAAGGGATTGGTCAATGGTTTTCTGACAGGTGGAATGATGTTAAGAATATTCTTTCTCCAGTAGCTAACTGGTACAAAGAGCAGTGGCAAAAAGCGTGGGATAACATAGTTGATATATTCAAAGGCATAGGTCGTTGGTTTACCGAGCGTTGGAATGATGTTAAGACCGCATTGAGCAGAGTTGCAGAGTGGTTTGGAACGACGTTTAGCCAAGCTTATGATGCAGTGAAAAGAGCATTCAGTTCAATAGGAACGTTCTTCTCAGGTGTCTGGAGTACCGTTAAAGGTATATTTGTAAGAGCTGGTCAAATGGTAGGTAATGCTGTAGGGGGCGCTTTTAGAGGTGCAGTCAATGCTGTTTTAGGGACTATTGAAAATATAGTCAATGGTTTTATAAGAATGATTAACGGTGTTATAGGTTTAATTAATAAACTTCCTGGTGTAAGTTTAGGTACTATCGGGTATATCAGTTTACCTAGATTAGCAAGAGGGGGTATTGTTGACAGTCCAACTATCGCTATGATTGGTGAAGCTGGTAAAGAAGCGGTTGTCCCACTAGAAAACACTGGATTCTTACAGACTATGGGACGTGTAGTAAGTAGCGCTGTTGCTGAGGTTATCGGGAATGGTCAACAAGCAAGTAGTTTACCTAGTGGAGATATTGTAATTCAGTTAGGTGGTACTGAATATGCTAGATTTACAATTGACGAAATCAATCGTGAACAAGAACGCGTTGGTCAAACGCTTATAAAAATTTAGGAGGAGCAATAAATGGCAAAATTAATAATTAATGGAGTAACTGTTGTTGCTCCTAAATCATTTCAAGTGGGAATCCAAGATATTGACGGAGAAACTGGACGTGATGCAAATGGTAATATGATTAGAGATAGGGTTACAACAAAACGAAAATTAGAATGCGAGTGGGGAATATTAACACAAGTTGAAATTAGAACGCTTCTAAGTGCTGTAACAAGTGAATTCTTTTCAATTACTTATCCAGACCCTATGGAAGGAATGGTAAATAGAACTTTTTATGTAGGGGATAGGACTTCTCCCGCATATAGTTTTAATGAAAAATTAAAGCCTTGGAGCGGTTTAAAAATGAATTTTATAGAAAGGTAGACGTGTATGTACAATATTAATCAGATTTATCAAAAAGCTATTAACGCCCCTTCAAGACGTGTAAGAGGGAGAGTGACAATCAAAAATAAAGTTTTGTCAGATGGTGTAAGCTCAATAGATTATATAAGCTCGATTACTGGAAATGAAATGTCAATTGGGTCTACTAATGCTTCTACGGTTGATATAAAATTCAAAACTTTAATAGAGGGTCTTCAAGAAAGAGAATTAATTAAGGTTTCTTTCACAATCGAAACTGAATCTGGTTTAGTAGAACGTCAAATAGGCGAATTCTATTTAACCGAAATAAAACTGGATAGGAATAATAAAACTACAGCAGTTAAAGCTGTTGATAAAATGGCTTTCTTAAATGATCAATTTAAATCTACTATATCTTATCCTGCTTTGGGTAAAAATATAGTTCAAGAAATAGCTAATGATTGTAATTTAAGAGTTAACAACAATCTGAATATCTCAAATTTACCAGGTTTTGATAAAAAATTAGAAAAAGTTTCTTATCGAGAAATGTTAGGATATTTGGCACAAACTGTGGGTGCTTTTGTAGTATTTAATAATAGAGGCGAACTTGAATTTAGAAAGCTTACTAGAACAGAAAAAAGAATTTCTAAAAGTGCTTATCTATTAAAAGGATTAGAGGTGGATGAGGTAGAATTTAGAATTAATGGTATTTCTGTTGATTTAAAAGATAAAGAGAAAACAGTATTGGTTATGGGAAGTCCTTTGGGAACACAGGTTAACTTATCTAATCCGTTAATGACGCAAGGATTGTTAAATTCTATCTATTCAGAATATAAGAATCTGAGGTTTAATCCATTTAAATTAAATTGGCGGGGAGATCCATTTGTTGAAGTCGGAGATTGGGTTTCTGTCGAGGTGTCAAACGGAACTTATAAAGCATTCCCTATCTTATCTTTAAAAATTTCTTTTTCAGGTGGACTGAAATCGACTATTAGCGCAAATGTAAAAGGTACTGCTAGCTTAACCACCGAGTATAAAGGAACTGTTCAACGTCAAATAGAATTTATTAATGCGAGATTGGGGTCAACAGGTAATTTAGTTTATGCTGATACTACTGAACCTAAGAATCCAAGTGAAGGAGACGTTTGGTTTAAGCCGAATGGAGCTTTTACGGACTTATACATTTTTGAAAAAGAAAAGTGGGTTCTTAAAACCTCAACGGGGGATGTTGAAGGAGTGGTTACTCAGATAACAAAATCAGAGATACTTACTAAGAATTTTGCAGCGGCAATTGCTAAAATTATAGAATTAGATGCTAACAGGATAACAACAGGGAGCTTAAGTTTTGAAAAATTAAGCTCAAAAGCTGTTAACTCCATTCGAGAAGGGCTTGTTACAAAATCTAAATTAAGCGAGCTTTTAGCAACAGATGAGGGTATTCACCAAATTTTACAATCGGAAGTTAATAAGGAAATTGAAAAGAAAAAACCTGAACTAAAAGGTAAAGATGGGAAAATACCAACATTTAACCAACTAATTGGAACTAGATTTCCGACGCTCGCCGTTGTAAAACCAGTGGGAAGTACGGTGTTAAAACTCAACAAAAAAGATTATAAAGACCAAAATTCAATCGAGGTGTTGCCTAACGCGGGCAACGAAGTGCAAGGGTTTAGCATGAAAGCAAATATTCGAGATGTTGCAGCAGGGAAAATGCTAGTCTTAAGAATTCCTGTGTACATATACTCGGATAGTAGCGGACACGAATTAATAAGCATGGGCTGGCCAGACGATAGTAACAATGTTGATTTATTCCAATCGCTACCCTTAATAAATGGCGCATCAAAAAAAGATGAGTGGCAGTTAATAGAAATGCAATTTCCTATTTCAAACAATTCTGAAAGTAAAAGCTTCGTGCAAAACAGAATAGCATTAGTTAGTTTCGGAAGTGTTCATTTTAAAATAGCTGAGCCTTACATTGCGGTTGATGAGAAAGCAACAGATAAGTGGCTTCCTGCTATTGAAGATATGCAAAGTTACTCTCTTACAGCTTCGGCAAGAATTGAGGGAAGTTATCTGAATGAAAATCTAGCAAATTGTAAGGTCTATTTGGACGTATACAATAACGGAGAACTAATCCGTGCTTCAACTACCGAAACACCGTTGAAAATTGAGATTAAAAAGCTAGTGGCAAGTGGATATACCGCTACTGGAGAAGTAACACTTGACAGCGACGGTCTAGTGCAAAATATCAATATTCCTAACGGTCCTAAAGATGGTCAACCAATAGAGGTCGTTTTTGAAGTGACTTGTGGAGAGAATAA